CAGAGACACGTATGAGCCTTGTAATAGGTCTCGATGTTTCGTTGTTCCAGACAACTGTTTCACAGGCTCTGAAGCGTTCTCTGGGGCAGTGTAAGCATGGCAGCTCATGCAGAATAAGTGACCATCATCGTATCGACTGTTTGCATCGCTGCTACCACAAGCTTCGCAGGGTTCATGACCTACAAAGTTGCTTTCTACTACTTCCATCTGCTTACTCCCATAAGTTGAAAAAAAAGGGGCAGCCGAAGCCGCCCCACGTCCTGATTAGCTCTCTCTTAACCATTCATCAGGAATTACTTTATTTGCACACAACCACCCCAGTCTTGTGCAGTAGTCGCGGTAAGACGTGGGAGAACCTTTGTATAGTTTCTGGTTCCAGTTAGAAAAGACGTAGCGAAGGTCAAGATTGGGTATTTGTTCATGACAATACCGAGCCTTAGCACGGTCTTGAATTGTCCAAAGTCCTTTCGTCTCAACCAGAAAGAAACCGCCTTTCTTAGGTAATTTAAAGTCTGGTCTATACTTCGCTATTCGTTGTGGAATTGTGTAATTTAAAACAGTGTCTTCATAAATCACTGGCAGACCCTGTTTCTTTATCTGCTCGGCTATTTTAACTTCTAAGCCTGATCGATATCCAGCTCTTATGGCTGCTTTAGAAGTCCGCACCGTCGAGGTTTTCCTCTCCGCTGTCTTCAAAGCTATCTTGAACGAAAGCATTTTCCATATCCACAGCATCGAAGCTATCGTCACTACCTTCACCTTGAACTGCTGTGATGATTTGTACGGCATTAATGTACAGTGAGACGCCCTTGGCAGAACCTGAGTAAGTAGACATGTTGCCTTTTATTCTGATCTGACTACCACCCCAGATATTTGGTGGGTCAGTTACACCAGAACCTTTTGCATCAAAGAAAGTAGGTTTAAACTTACTGGTAAGCTTTAAGACGATATTTCCAGTCTCAGCGTCCTGTTCAAATGGAAGCTTAGGTTTAGCTTTGATACCAAACTCTTCCTTCGCGTGTTCCTCAATCTGCTTGATCAAAGTCTTGGTTGTCTTGTCATCAGCTGGAACACTAAGTTTGGTTTGATATTTACCAGCGTCGTCGTACTGGTAGTCTGGTTTAGTCAACCAAGGGTACACAGCTGTACCGACTGGCGTGACAAAGTTTACTTGAGCCATCATTTCTCCTTTTCATGTTTGGATGGTTCTTCTTTGATTATCCCTAGTTTTTTTGCTTCTAGGATAATCTCGACTGGCAACGGCTTGTCTTGAGCCTCTGCAAGTCGCATTAAGCCCAAGACCCTTTCTCTAGGGTGCATGGGTAATCCTTAAATTTTATAAGATTGTTCTCTAGTGGGTAGACACAATTGATTTAGTCATGCAAAACAGTAGTTGCTCTCTCGCACTAGATTTAAATCAAGGTCACCTTTAGGCGGTATTTCACCGAACAATTCTAATGATGGCGTACTCATTCGATCAGAGCATTGTCTCATTAGATTTTCGTACATGCATGTATCAGAGTACATTTCAACAAACGCCTCTCGCACACTTGAAAACATGTTGCTTGCCCCATCGAGATTTGTACCAAAGCTGTCATGTATCATGAAAAAAGACGAACATGATGGATCTTTCGTTACACATTTAAGAACGGTTTTCTGAAGGTGGGCTGAATCTAGCGAGTGTATGATATTTGGAGCTGCTGCTGCTCTCGCTTTCTTCTTGTCTACCTTAAATCCAGTCTTGTTAATGGTAACCTGACCTCGTGTTCTAATCTTTGCTACTCGATCATATAGGAACAACTTAAGTTTCTTCTGGTCGTAATGTGTGTACTTTTGAACCATGGGGAAGGAGGCTGGTGTAACAAACAACAAATCTTTGTTTTCGTGGGCAAGCAAAGCAGCACAATTCTGGATAAAGTTCATACCGTTTCCAGCTGATTTTACAGTGTCGCCTATACTCTCGTAGTTCACCTTGGCTAAATACATACAGGCTTCACGCTGACAGCTGCTGCAACCGAAAGGATGCTGAGAGATATCACCATGTCGCAGTGACCTCGTTAGTGGAACCATAAAGTCCTGCATCAACTGGTCAGTTAGACCAAATACTTTAGAACTGTACGTCCAGCACATCGTGTTTCGTTTGCACTCTTTTCTACCGACACCGTATTTAAGCCAGAGCTGCACAACATCACCTATGGTTTTACCAAGAGATGCCAGTCCTTTTGTCTGATCCTGACTGAGTTTGTCACTGTGTAGTTTTTTTAATGTTGCATCGGCTACTATACCGTAGAGATCCTGCGGAACGTCAGCTGGTAATAGGTTTACTTTACGTGCATCTTCAGAATTTAAAGACATAGCTGAGTAATGCTGTATGCCACTGACGCTTCCATCTATTGAGAAGGGTAGGTGACATAGCTCTTCGGGGTTAATCAGGTATTGGTTAAGTGCATCGAGAGCTGCAAGAAACTGAAAGGGTTTGTCTGCTTTACTCCAGAACTCAAAGTGATCTGTGTAGTTCTCGACAACATTCAGAAGCATATCAATTTGACTGAAGACATAGTCAGCACGATCATCAAATGACATCTTGGTCAACTTAACACCATCGACAGAACAATCCCAATTGTTAGCAATGGCAATCAACAGAAGGGTCACACCTCGGTTAGCTGTTGTTACAGTAGACCCAATTGCCATGTTGAACATCGCTTTAATGTGGTCAGCTCTAGTGTAATTAAAGTTACTTACGTGATACATTCGTCCACGAGTATCCATGTTCATAGGTGAGTAAAACTCTTTGTACTTAGATAACTCTACAGCTGTCTGTATGTCTTGAGACATAACAGTGTTAGACCCACCTATCTCATTGTTTCTCTCTTGGATCTCTCTGCGATCATCTAAGAAACGACGTTTGTCTTTCCAATCCATATCTTCGAAGTCTTCTGGTTTCTCAGGAACCTCAAGCATGTCTTTTCTTGGAAACTTACCAAAGCTTTTGTTTTCTCTAAAAGTCCACTGAACTGCCTCTAGTACAAAAGTGTTGATCTTGAGAGGAGTAGACTGAATAATATTTAATGCCTTTAGAAACTCTGGTTGCTCAGTCTTACTGAGAGCAAAGTCAATTTGCCTTCTCTGAAGCCTACTACTTCCCCGAACCAAAGGAACACTAGCAGACAGAGCTGGGTCTAAGTAACAACCAGTGTCAAAACTATCCCAACTCTTAGGTGGAGTAGTCATTGGTGAGTACATTGGACTTGCCCAAGATGCATCAAAGTGTTGCTCAGTAATTATCTGTTGTGCCTCTTTAGTGAGACCAACCTTCCATTTGGTCTTCAGCTTGTAATTGGTTTTCTTATCTAAGGTTTCACTTTTGTAAGGCTCGAAGATCTTAGATTTTTCTAAGACAGCATTGTAGATAGGTGCGCCTACTTTCTGTCTAAACTCAAGTGACCAAGGTTCTACAAAGTAACCTCTCTTGGCAGCTATGGTTCGACTGCTTAACTCTCGCCACTTCTCAATCTTATGTGCTTTGGTGACCCTATTGTTAACATAGGTAAAGAGGTCGTATTTCTCCTTCTTCTCCTCCTTAGCCAACTTAGAGAACTTCTTAAGTCCTTCAGCCCACACCTCTAGTTCAACTCTGTGACCGATGCTGTCTAAGATTTTCTGTCGTGTCGAATAGCGACCAACAGCATCCATGCATGAGTTAAGACCAATGTATGCAAGGGTATCTGGGTCAACCAGTTTTAACGTCTGTAACCAAGGATGCTTTCGACCCTTAAGTTTAGCATCCTCGAACTTTATGTCGTCACTAATTCCCTCAGAGACTTTAGTAATCGCATCGGTAATCAGACTGTGTTCAACGTCTTTACTACTGTCACTACTTTGCTGCTGTAATCTTTTGGTGTATCTCTCTTGACCTCTCTCGATCATCTCTTGCTCTCTTATGAGTTCCTTGGTCTCAAACGGCTTAATGATTTCTTCTAGTTTACTCTGATAGTTCATAGTTGCTCCCACGTGTAACTTTTGTTCTGTAAAGGGTGGACACAATTGATTTAGTGTCTCAGCAGACGGTTTAAGACAGTCTGTGCGCGTCTATGTCATCTAAAGATTAGTAGGGAGAATAGGTAACTGAAAAGCGACTGTCGCCAAAGCCAATGGTAATAATCTTCATGTTCATTCTAGTTTTCATAAAAAAAGCTCCTGTGAATTTAAAGTACACAGAAGCTTCCAGTCATGTAAGTGACACCAACTTTCTAATTTAGGGAAAGTAAGTGTCTAGTTTTAGGTATGTTAATCTGTATTTGTCATGTCAATTGTATCGTCGATGTAATTTAGTAATGTGTCGAAAGCTAAGTGGTGTTTAGTACGTTCTAAAGTTGTAAGTTTACTTTCGCGTCTAAGCCTTGATACATAGGCTTTCATGCTTGTATTACTAGCTGAAAAATACCAACAATTCCCTTTCACAAATGTGTCAACATAACCTAGTTCTCGTGCATCATTTATGATACTTCTCACTCCTGTCACTGATAGGTCACTCTGCACACTTACTTTCTTCGTGGTTAACATCTTCTTTCCCAAAGTTGCTTTAATCAGTGTCAACCAAACGATAAACTTGGGGTAACTCGATCTCCACCAGAGATTTGCGATGTTGTGTTCATTCTTCTTTCGATTCTCAAATCTCGATAACTCAAAGTCTATTTCAGAAGTAACATGATTTATCAAAGTTCGATCGGCAAACGATTGTAGTTCAACACTAGCACTTACTCTTTTAAATCTATTGTAAATTCTTGTGTCAACTATGTGATAGTCAAGAGTCTTATCAATAGATTGATCCCATACATCGTCATTGCAGTTTTCATTTAATACTAATTTTATTGCCTCATTATTATTTTTCATTACACCCTCCCAGATGTTGATTAAATTGGTCAACTATTAAAAAGTCAACATAATTATTGTTAAAGTTACAATTGCTGCTAAACCGAGGATATCCCCGACTAGGCTGTTCTCTAGTTTGCTCAGAAGCTTCCTCATGCAACTGTCCTGTAAAATGCAGACAACTGACTACCTACCTTCGCAAAGCTCTCGTTGCGCTGGTGGACGTACTTCTTGGTTGTCTTCTCTGATCGATGTCCAAGCATCATACCAACAGCAATTGTGTTGATGTTAAGCTCGTTAATCAGCACCGTAGCTGCCGTGTGTCGGCACACATGGAACACTGCATGTCTATCTTCAGATCCAAGGACATCGTCTCTCATTTCGCCCCACACGCGGTAAAACTTGTAGTGGGTGTAGAACTGGCTCGGACAGTCGTTTAGGGCAGTCAGTGACTCCCTAGCGTCCTTAGAAAGGAAGATATCGCGTGGTTTCCCTGTCTTGGTATCTTCGAGTACAACCCAGTCGCCAGTTTCGTTAGAAATTAGGTTTCCTTTGACCTTGGAGTCAGGATTGTTGATAGACAAAATCTCACCTAAGCGCATACCTGTGTTCAAACCAATCACAACAATGTGTTCAGCCCACGGATACTCACTGTCAGCGAGGTAAGCACGGATCTTGTTGACTTCATCAGTCTCAAAATACCTAGGTCTACCTTCGTCCTCTTTTCTCCAGATGAACTCTGGGCAGTAAGGCAGTAGTTTATATTTTACTGCATGCTTAAGCAGCTTACAAAAAGCGGCTAGGTAGCGGTTGTAAGTCGCGTCAGATAAAGTACCAACGTGATCTCTGATGTTCTCGATCTGATAGAAATCAAGAAACTCATAGATAGGAAGGGGGTCTGTGAAGCTGGATAACGGTTTGTCACCGAAATCATGGTAGTCACAAAAGCGTGCTAACTTAGCAACGCTCCTGTTTCTGTGGTCTCTACTTGCCCAGACTCTGGGGGCTTCACGGTGTAGAAACTCTTTGAATGTATAAGTAGTCATCAGCTGTCTCCTTCCAAAGAATTAATGAAAGTGAGCTTGGTCACGATGCTGTCGTCGTAAACAACACTAAGACGGTCGAAGTGATCATCGAGCCTATCCATGTTGTAGTTGTACATCGCTATGCCTTCTGGCGCGGCCTCTAGCCACTCAAGAAAAGCTGCTTGTCTTATTTCCCATGGGCAACGACTGTCACCATCTGTTCTTTTAGTAGTCATGTGTAATCTCCCAATTACGACGGTAAAACCGTCAGTTTCTTGAGAGTTATCCCTTGTGACAAAGGTCTCTAAACCTCGGGGGAGTTACAGTCCCCTGCCGCACCTTGCAGCGCGTCGCCCTTATGAGATGACTCTCAGCGTCAGGGGATATACGACGGGAACACGTCAGTCAAGAGTCCGAGGCTAAGTTTTTCATTTCGTTTATCAGCCTTGCTGCGCGATTAGGGGTCTGGCGGTTCCATCTGGAGTCAGCCATTTCCACTGCTGCACCACGGTAATCCTTAGCTATGACCTTCTTCTTCATCTGTACAAACTTTTTCATTGTACCTAGACCCATCTGAAAGACCATGTTGGCTATGATTTGTTTCAGATCTTCATCGAAGGTAGGCCAGTGTGAAGGATACAGACGCTCACAATCTCTTTGGACACTTCTCATGTCATGCTGGAACCATTCGTTTACTCGTTCTTTACTAACTGGGCTGCCAACAGGTTGTTTGTACTCAGGTTCGTTCTCTAGGATCTTGTGTCCGATGCCTCCTGTTAAATGATTTTGCGTACAATAATAAGTATAATTAGTCTTTCCCTCGTCTTTTATGAGACGTTCTGCTAGCCGTGCTTCATCCATTATTTGTTACCTTTCTTACCAAAACCTTTGATGCCTTTAATACCAAATGAAGCTGCAATAGATGCGTACATGCCCCATTGGATGAACTCAGGTGTGGTGGCTAGGTTTTCGTAACCTCTAGCCATCACATCCTGTAACTGTGGTATAAAGTTAGCGACTAGTAATCCTGCGAAAACAATAGTCCAAAGTTCGTCTTTCCAGCTGTTGTCACTAGACTGAATAGCAGCCTGTTCCCAGTCAATTTCACCAGTAGCGATCTTATGCTGGGTTACAGCCTTTGCTTTTTGAACTGCTGTTTTACCTTCGATGTAACTCCCTGCTAGACCAGCGATTGGAGTTATCATATTGGATAATAGACCAAACATTTAACTTACCTTTCTCTCCTTGCAGATACACTTGTCAATACAAGCACATGTGTCTCGGCAGATACACTTTTCTAGACATTTACATTCCATTAAAATCTTCCTTATTTCTTAGGTGGTCTACCACGTTTAGTTCCGTAACTTCCTTTTCCAGTTGGCATGTGATGTCCTTTCTTTAGTTTGCGAGTGGGTTGTTGAGCGCATAAGTAATGCGGTCGTCTAAATCTTTTTCTAAGGTCGATATCTTCTCATCAACACGGGCAATCTTGTTGTCCATTCTACCCTCGAATGCGGTGATGATGTCTCGAACAGCTTGGACGTTACCTCTGTTTCGAGTGTCTTGGATATCGAGGGTTGTTGTTTGCTTGGATAACTGGCTGTCAACTCGATCAGAGACTTTGTTGAGATCCTGTTTTAACTCTAGTTTAAGATCGTAGACAGTAGTCTGAAGGGTTCCTATTTGCTCCTTCATACTGTTTACTTGCTCACGTACTACTTCTCTCAGGGCAACTGAAGCACCGTCTAGCTCAACTATGGAAGTCTCTATAGCTGTCAGGTCAGGCGCGACATAGGCACTCGTAACTTCCCGTAGATCAAGAAACTCTTGGTAGAGCGTGAAGACAGACCAGCCACCACCAGCGAGTGTGGTCAAAGCTGTAAATGCAATGGCTAGTTTCCCTGCACCCTTAAACTTCATCCCTGCAAATTCGGCTTCCATATTAGCTCCTAATTTTCAAAAGACATCTTTTGTAACTTTTTTATCTCTTGTCTCAATTTCTGTAGTTCTAATTGTTTTTTAGACAACTCAATTTCGTATAGCCTTGAGCAGTTAATGCGTGATTTTGGTCTAGCCCCTAGTGGGAAGGTAATGCGTGAATAAATAGCGACGTCACCAACGCGCCCTCTCGTTTCATTCGACCCTTGGATGATCGAGGTCAAACCTATCTCCATGGTCGTGGCCGAGGATATTGCGTTGGCACAATCAAGCTCCCCAGCTCTGAATTTGTCTTGGGCATAATTACCACCAGAACTAGGTAAAGCTAGGCTTACCGAGTTGCTGACACTGTCTCCGAATGCATAGGAATAGCTGCACCCAGTCAGCAGAACTGTGAGTATGAATAGTGTAATTGCTCTCATGATTTATTTATTTCTTTACTTTTGAACAGATCCTCGAACTAACAAGCGATACTTTTTCTGTACCTTTAAATAACTTGCTTTCTGAGCAGATATAGACAACTCGATCAGCATCTTTTGACCTGATATATATCTCGACAATCTTAGATTTGTTTGTCTGCACCTCAACTACTCTGTCTTGAGAAGCAAACGGAATAGGCTTCCAATCGGCTGTAAAAACTGATAAACTATAGTATCGTACATCCGACCTTAAATTTAAAATCCTGACCTTGGCGACATGGACTTTTGTGATGTGAGATACTTTAAGATCTGGGTAGGTGGGTGTCATCTCGTGTCCATGGAGAGGAAGACAGAATAGCAGTAATGAGATTAAACCTAGTTTAAATCGCAATGCACTCTACCGTCCATACGGAGCTGTACGTACCAGCTGGCAACGATTTAGCGTAAGTGAATGCACTGTTTAATACAAAGTTGGTACTACCAGCTAAGGTTAGGTTGAACTCAGTTACGTTGTTGTAAGTAACCTTGGCTGCCTCATAGGCAGACATGCCAGCGACACTGACAGCTCCAACGGTGACAGAGTTTACGAATGTTCCAGAGTCACTCAACGATGGCGAACTTGACCATGCTACTGGAGCTGTAAACTTCGCTTTGTATGATGCGGCTTGTAAAACATCTAAACGCACGTTTCCTTTAACACCACCAGCAGTCGGTAGGGTGTCCAGCTTTGTGCTTAGAGCGTTTCCATATACACCGTTTACCTCTGTCCAGATTGAGCATTTGCTTTGGACTAAACCAGTCATCGTTGATGTCTCAGCAGCAGCTAGATTTGTAGACAACATTAAAGAGCAAAGTATTAATGCAAGTTTCTTCATAGTAATTCCTTACTTATTAAATTGTGATTTAAACATTTTGTCGAAAGCTGAACCGTTTGACATTTCTCGGTAGGCTCGGAAGTTTTCTTTTAACTCTCCACCTTCCATGACAAGCACCTCATTATAGACACCACCGTCTAGTTCGAGCTTTGTGTAAGCGTCAAAGGCGGCTGTATCACCAACTAAAGCATCCATCATTGACTGTTGTTTTTCGATG